AAATTTCCTCTTGTTGTATGCCGAAGTAAAAGCGGTGGCGGTCATGTGTACCTTTTTCTAAAAGAAGCTGTTCCAGCCGAGATTGTTCAGAATAAGTTAAAAGAGATTACAGCCGAAATAGGTTATGCTGACACCACAGAAATATTCCCCAAACAAATACAATTAGTTTTGGAAAGGGGCGACACAGGTAATTTTTTAAACCTTCCTTATTTTGATTACGAAAATGGTTTGCGCTACGCAATTAAAGAAAGCGGAGAAGCTGCAACTGTTGAAGAATTTTTAGACATGGCTGAAGGCAGTGCTATTACACGGGAAGAGTTAGAGGCTATACTGTCCCAAGAGTCTGANGAAGTTGATGANAAGTTAAAAGANGGACCGCCTTGCTTACAGGCTTTGATAAGGCACGGNTTTCCAGAGGGCACCCGAAACAACGGGCTTTTTAATCTTGGTGTTTATCTTAGAAAGGCTTTTCCCGATGATTGGGAGAAGAAAATATTAGAATATAATCAGGCTATGATGGACCCTCCACTTAGCTTGAACGAAGTAAATGTCGTTGCGGAGCAGATAAAAAAGAAAGATTACCAGTACAAGTGTGCTGACCAGCCTGTCAGGAATTTTTGCAACAGGGACCTTTGCCGAAGCCGTAAGCATGGTGTTGGTGGGGGAGCCAATACGCCAACCGTGGCTAATTTAAGAAAGTATGACAGTGAGCCTCCGCTGTGGTTTCTTGACGTTAATGGTTCCCCTGTTGAGTTAGACACAACAGCCCTTCAAAAACAGGACCGATTTCAGATTTTGTGCATGGAACAGATTAATTTTATGCCCCGTACTGTAGCAAAGCCAGCGTGGGAAGCACAGATGAACCTGCTACTTAGCTCCATGATAAACACAGAAGGTGCTGTTATAAGCACTTCAGATGACACAAGTATAAGAGGACAGTTCTATGATTTGCTTGAGGAGTTTTCTACTCATATGCAAAGTGCGTTAGATAGAGAAGAGATCCTTCTTCGCCGCCCATGGACCAATGAGGAAGAAGGCAGGACCTATTTTAGGCTGAAGGATTTAGAGGCTTATCTAAAACGTAATAAGTTTTTTGAGTACAAATCAAATAAGATTGCCCAGCGTTTAAGAGACATAGAGGGCAGTGCAGAGCAGCTAAAAATTAAGGGCCGTACAGTTCGTTGTTGGTCAGTCCCTGCTTTTGCACCCATCGAGGACGAGTTTAGCTCACATTTTGAAGACAAAGATGAGGAGATCCCCTTCTAATGGAACCTCCAATACATTGGGCCCAGCTTCTTAAAAACATCAGAGAGGAATCTGGCATGTCTCAGAGAGAGTTATCAAGAAAGTGCAAGGTGCCCCAAAGGACTTTAGCTGAGTATGAGAACACGGCTAACCCTCGACACCTTTCCATATACCGTGTGGAGAAGATACTTGCAGCTATGGATTATGAATTAGAAGCTTTGTGGGTTAATAAGAAATGTTAAGATATTTTGGTCCACCTGGGACAGGAAAAACTACAACCCTCTTAAACCAAGTTGACAAGTTTATGTCGGAAGGCATAAGCCCAAACGAGATTGGTTACTTTGCATTTACTCGTAAGGCTAGTCACGAGGCTAGAGACAGGGCTGTGGCTCGTTTCAACTTAGATCCAGAGAAGGATTTTACTTACTTTCGGACTTTGCATAGCCTAGCGTTTTTCCTTATGGGTTATAACGCTTCAGAGATATTAAAAGAATCCCACCTAAAAGAGTTTAGTGAGAAGATTGGTGTTGATATAACAACAGGATCCGGCATCGAACAGGATGACGGGTTTCAGGTTTTCAGATCTAACCACCCTATTATGCGTTGTATTGATTTAGCTAGATCTACTTTATGGGGACCTGAAACAACCTACAGAGCTAGTGAGCTTTACATAGCTTATTATGAGTTTAAACATATTTTTGATGAGTACCATAAGTTTAAAAAAACTAACAGGCTCAAAGATTTTACGGATATGCTGGTAGACTTATCTGAAAACCCTTCCTACATCCCACAGTTAAAGGTTGCTTTCCTAGATGAGGCACAAGATCTGACACCGCTGCAATGGAAGATAGGACACGCAATAAGTAAACGAGCAGACCGGATGTTTATAGCTGGGGATGATGATCAAGGCATATACAGGTGGGCTGGAGCCGACATAAATCATTTTATAAGTCTTGAAGGGGGCTCAGAGGTTTTGTCTCAATCGCACAGGATACCCCGCAGTGTTTTTAACGTAGCTGATTCAGTATCAAAACGTATTCGAAAACGACAGAAGAAGGTATGGTCGCCTCGTGATGCAGAAGGTAGCGTTAGGCGAACTTATGATTTCTGGGGCATTGAGTTTCAGGATGAGGAGTGGCTGATCATGGCCCAAGCCCATTATATGTTGGATGAGATTAGTGAGCACCTAAGATCCAGTGGCTATTTTTACGAGCGGTACGGACAACCTTCATTAGGTAAGAAGGTGCGTTCTGCTATCTCCTCTTGGGATTACCTTAACTCAGGCAATAACAGAGAGGTCACTTATAAAGAGGCCATGAATTTATATGACCATATATCAGCTAGTGAAGGCCAGCTTGCGCGAGGAGCTAAGAAAATGCTCAAGTCAGCCAATGACCAAGATTTGTTTTCTGCTCAAAGCTTACGCAGGGATTTTGGTTTGGTGGCTGAGGGAGCGTGGGATACGGCGTTAGATAAGATAAAGGATGAAGATCGAGCTTACGCTACGGCTCTCTTAAACAGGGGCGTTAAGCTAAACACAAAGCCCATGATTAAGCTGTCCACGATCCACGGATCAAAGGGTGGCGAGGCTAATAATGTTCTTCTTTACATGGACCTCACCGGAAAGGCACTTGAGCAGATGGCTCGTAATCCGGATGATGCTTATCGGGTTTTATATGTGGGTATCACCAGAACAAAGGAAAACTTAGTCCTGAAGTTACCAGAAGATTCACAGAGAGGCTGGTTGATATGAGGGTTATTCTGGAAAGCCCTTATGGCGGTGATGACAAACAAAAGGAAAGGCACAGGCGTTATGCACAGAAAAGTATGTATGACAGTTTGATGCGGAAGGAGTCACCTTTAGTATTTCACCTTTTATACACGCAAGTTCTTGACGATGATGACCCAGAACAGCGTAAGACAGGTATAGAAATATCACAAGATTGGTACAAGAGTGCCGAGAAAGTGGTTGTATATGTTGATTTTGGAATTACAAACGGAATGCAGCAAGGTATTGATCTAAGCATGAAGCTAGGTCTGCCTATAGAAATGAGGAGTATTTTGCATGAAGGGTTCGGATATACTAAAAAAGGCTACAGAACTTATTGGAGCGGACAGGGCAGACCAGCACGGAGACATGTGGACTAATCATGAAAACATTGCTCAATTGTGGACCGCCTATTTGTGGCAAAAATTAGGCGAAGACCGCATTACATCTGCGGATGCTGCAAACATGATGGAATTATTAAAAGTTGCTCGAAGAAAACTAGGTGCAATTAATGTTGATGACTACACTGACGGTGCTGGATATGCCGCTGTAGCTTATGAGTGTAAAAGTAATGAAAAAAAATCTTAAACCACCTAAGTTTGGTATAAAAACAGAATGGGTTCCTGTTGAAGAGTTCCCGATTACTCCTGAAGGTATCAAGGAAATTGCAATAGATTTAGAGACTAAAGACCCACGGCTCAGGACCCACGGTCCAGGGTGGCCTACAGGTCATGGGGATGTTGTAGGCATAGCTATTGCTTACGAGGGTTTTAATTCTTACTTTCCGTTTGGACACGAAGGTGGGGGTAACCTAGATCGTAAGCTTGTTCTTAAATGGTTTAAGAAAGAGATAGCTGATTACCCTTGCGACAAGATTTTTTATAATGCTGCTTATGATGTCGGGTGGTTACGTAGATTAGGTATAGAGTTAGAAGGCCGATTGATAGATGCCATGATAGCTGCTCCGTTACTTAATGAGAACAGGCAGTCTTATAGCTTAAATGCGGTGGCTTATGAGTACTTAGGTGAAACAAAGTCGGAGGCTGCTCTGAGAGAAGCTGCTCAAGAGTTTGGTGTAGATCCTAAAGGAGAGATGTATAAGTTACCCGCTGCTTTTGTTGGAGAGTATGCTGAAGCAGACGCTCAGTTAACATTAGATTTGTGGAAACATTTTAAGTCTCTTCTTTTACGGGAAGATTTAATGCAGATTTTTAATCTTGAAACAGAGGTTTTACCTTTGTGCATTGACATGACATGGAAAGGTGTTCGTGTTGATCTGGACCAAGCGGAGCGTTTAAAACAAGATTTAATTAAACAGGTTAAAAAAGAGGTTTTGAGTATAAAAAAGGAGACAGGTTTTCAAATAGAGTTATGGGCAGCAGCTTCCATTGCAAAGGTTTTTGATAGTTTGTCTATACCGTACAACAGAACAAAGACAGGTTTACCTTCGTTTACCAAGAATTTTCTAAAGAACCACCCCCACCCCATTGCTCAACAAATAGCCGAAGTGAGGGAGCTTGATAAGATAGGTAATACATTTATATCAAGTATTTTTAGGTATACGGAAAAGGGTCGTATACACGGCCACATTAACCAACTGCGCTCAGAGAGTGGCGGGACTGTCTCTGGTCGTATTAGTATGTCAAACCCTAATCTACAACAAATACCAGCTAGAAACCCTCAGATGTCTAAGATGATAAGAGGTTTGTTTTTACCGGAGGAAGGTCAGAAATGGGGGTCTATGGATTTTGATCAGCAAGAACCTCGCATACTGGTTCATTACGCAAACCTAACTAAGCGCGGCCTCAGTGGATCTCGTGATTTTGTTAAGGCTTATACAGAAGACCCAAAAACAGATTTTCATCAGATGGTGGCAGAGATCTGTGATATTCCACGCTCTCAAGCCAAGACAATTAATCTTGCGCTTATGTACGGTATGGGCCAGACAAAGCTTGCGGAGCAGTTAGATGTTACCAC